TTTCTTTAATACTAACTATAATGTAGACTACGGTGTAAAGATAAAAGAGATACATGCTAAATGGAATTATGTTAAAGGATATAGACCTGAGCGTGAATTAACAGAAAAAGATAATATAGTATTTTGGCATTACACAATACCAAACGACTTAGTAGATAGGAGCACATTAGATGACCCCGGTATACGAAATACAATCGGAGATTTTAAAATTATTAAATGAGTGGAAGGATTTTGTCTGGGGACTAGACATGGACCAACTCATGAAAAGAAAAGGCAAGTTCTTTAGAGAGAATAGGTCTAAGTATGCAACAAGTATAGAATGTTTGAGTACTATGGAACATGATACTCATGATGGATATCCACCTGACTCACATGGCTATGATTTTAATCAAATAGCAACATGGGTTAAACATGATGATCTAAATGATTATTCTAGTGAACATGCAAAAGCAATACAAGAAAAAAGCCAATGGCTTGACAATGAATTAGGATCAATACTTGGTATAAGGTTTTGTGCATTAAAGATGTGGTATCCAAAAGATGGATATATTGCATGGCACAATAATTGGAATGTACCAGGATACAATGTTCTATTTACATATACAGAAACTGGTAATGGATTTTGGAGACATATTAATCCTGAAGGTTCTAAAGGTAAAATTAATAAACCATTTGATAAACATTTAGTACACATACCAGATGTACCAGGATGGCATATGAAGACAGGCTATTATGGTAAAAAGGAAGAAGAAGATAAAATTATGTGGCATAGTGCTTATGGTGGTGAACCAAGAATGACATTAGGTTATGTTGTATACAATGAAGATTTATGGAAAAATATGGTAGAAGATATTGCTGGTAAAGAACTGGTATGGCCATTAGCACCATTTGATCCTTCTATGTTGCCAAAAGATAGCCCATCATATATGCCTTGATTTGTATTCACTAAATGTTCTATGTGATTTCTTAGCAACATTATTTAAAGCATACTTGAGTATCTCTAACTCTTTTTTATCAGAATCTAAATCTACCCAAAAGATTCTATAGTTAGAGATACAATAAAGAATAAACCACAAATCAGAAAAGTCAGTTAGCACAGGAGGTCTTGAACCACTATAATCTAATGCTCTTTGATAACCTTTCTTTCTATGTTCTTCTTTTAAACCTTCATGAAGTTGTTTTAATATAGGTTGTATTAATTTCCATTCTTTATCTTCTTCTTCATTAAACAATTGAACAAATAGTTGTTGTCCATATAACAACATAGTAAATGCAAATACTTTTTCGTTTACTTCAAACTTCATGTTCCAATCACCATCATTCTTTTATGGTAGTATATTGTTTTACCACCCCTGTATAATATATTTTTTAAACCAGATTGTTTAATTAATTCATCTGTATCTTTAGCACAATTGATATGCAACCATTTAACATTATCGTTATCATTACTTTGTAAAACAAATAATTTATCCGGAAACTTTTCTGTAATAATACTCATGTCCATCATATGTTCACAAGAAGTATTAATTATAACTTGTCCTTTGTAATCTATATCATCAAACACTACATCTTTAGTATGAATATTTACTTTAGGATAATCATTAAATATGTGTGCAGCTATATCTGTTGTATATTCATCTACATCATAAAGGTCAACATTTATTTCACCAAATGTTTGATATAAGAATGGTATCAAAACAATACCATACCATCCAGCAAGAATAGATACATGACTAAAGTTATCGGGTGCAACTTTCTTTAACTCATGACATAGCCAATCTTTACTTTGTATCTGAGTATCAAATACACATTCAGAAAAATCTTTAAATTTATATACGTGTTTATCTGAAACGTATCCTAAACCTTTAACCCAGAGTCTTTGTACTTCACCACAATCCATCTAAAATTTCACCTCTATCATTAACATCATCTAATACACAAATTGGTATTTGTCTAAATGTATTAGCTTTTACATCATCTGGAAATACACACCCATGTTTGTATGAATATGCTAATCCAGGTTTAAAAAAGTTTAAGTTATTTCTATGTCTTCTATATAGCCATGGATCTAATCCATAAAAACTTTTATATAACATCTCTTGATTATCTACAAAATCTCTCCACATTGGTTCACCATTACTTTCATTAATAACCATAATAGAGCTATTAATATCACACTGATGTATCTTTTTTGCTGTGTCCTCACTAAACCAATATGTTTTTAATATATTTAATTTGTCTTTAACAGAACAATTAAAAAAAGGTTCTAACCCCCAAGGCTTCTCTTCATCTATAAACTTCTGATGTACATAACAATCTAAATCTAAGTATAATGTTGGTTCTTTAAACAAACCTGGTTTAAATAGTTTAGTTTTATTCCACCATTTACGATCTTGAAAGTCATCCGTTATTGGTATTACATTTATTTCTTTCTTCAATCCTTCTGCATCATCTGTTAAGCATGTAAACTCAATTCTTTGATCTGCATGTTTTAATTGTTTATATAATTGATTAACATATCTTGCACTATATGTTGTACCAACTTTTAAAGATACTGCTTGCATATGTCTGCCTCCCAACCTTCTTTTATATCTAATGGATCTGGTTCGTGATCTTCCATGAAAACACATACAGCATGATCAGGTCTGTACTTTGCTTTTTGTTTATCTGGATACTTAGCACCTCTACTATGTGAATATACTGTACCTTCTGGATATGTATTAATCTTATCTCTATGACATCTCCATAGATAAGCATCACTACTATACAAAGAACCTTTAGCAGCTTTGTAATGTTTTAAAAAATGCTCCCATATTTTATTTGTTATAGGAGCAGTGTTGTCAACATAAATTAAACTAGCATTAAAACTCATAGTAAGAAAATAATTACCACCATGCATAGGAACATGCCACTTAGGGTTCCAATCAGTTCCAATAATTGCTGGAGGTTTAGTTTGTACAACTCTACTTAAATCACCTAAGAATAAGTTGTCTAAATCTGAAAATAATATTTTACCTTCTATACCACATAATCTAGGAGCAAATAAAGACATTTTAATTGCATCCCAAAACCACCATTGTTTTTGACCCTGACAATTATTAACCACATCATCCCATAACCATTTCTCTGTACACTCTACAGGAATAATATCTTTATCTAAACCAGCTGGATTATCTGTCATACAATATGAATTAAACTCACAAGGCATATGACGTTTAGCCATTCTATGAATTAAGTTAGGATATTCAGCTGCAAACTTATCACCCCACTTAATAGTTATTAAGTTAATTTTTTCCTGGACCATTTAATAACCTTATATAATATTCATCTCTTTTTTGATATGATTGTTTATCTCTTGGAAAAAATTCTGAGCCAACATCTGCACCATAATAATATGAATACACAATACCTCTTGGTAATGGTTTGAGTGATCTTAACCATTGGTGTCCTAAGTAATCATCATTACCTCTGTACATTGTCATTATAAACTCAGGATCTTTACTAAAGTCTCTCCATATATCACAAAGAGTACCACCTTGCCATCCCATAAAAGATGTGTTAAAAAATGAAGGGTGCTGCATATTTGGATCTTCTTGTAACTTCTTAGGTTGCTTACTAAGATCCAACCAGTCAATTGGTTTCCAATAACAATATACAGATGTTAATTTATCTGGTGTAATAAATTTATCTATATCAGTTATTTCTCTATCAATAGTTACATCTAAATCAAAATATAAATTTGTACCTTCTTTATCTATTTCAGGATGAAACAACAACATTTTATTCCACCAACCATCTAACTTATATTTTGTTACATCTATAATTTTTATATCAGGATGTATTACAGTAGTAAGATTAGTTAGTAAATAAAAATTAAATTTCTTTTTATAACGTCTTTTTAGTTGCCAATACAAATCATAGACATGACTATCTCTATATTTGTCTTTTATGGTAGGATCTTCTGGTGTTGTCTTAACGCAGAATATATTATTCATAATAAAAGTCTCTAGTTATTGTTAGATATGAATCTACTTCTTCTTTAAATTTTATATTATCATACATTAACTGTAATGTGTCAACACGTTTACTAACTAAAATATGTAACATTGTATGGTGATCTTCTAAAAAGAAATGTTCTTCTAATCCATCACGTCCATGATTAACATATTTTTGATTTGATTTTTTAACAACATGCTCTCTTAATTTAGCATCATAATCAAATGGTATTCTTTTATCTAAAGCTAATCTGAATTTGAATATATCATCAAAACCTTCATAAGTATTTCTATAAGTAGTTACTAAATAATTTACCCACTTGTGTTTATTAGCTACTAATCTATAGTAATCCATTATAGTGCCACGAGCTGGTTTAAAATATTCAGGAACTTCTTGTTTTTTAGAATTTCTTTTCATTATATATCCACCTTTAATAATAGTCTAATTGTTTCTTATAAATATATATATCTAATATTAAATAGGAGTATACTACAATGGCAGCCAGAGCTGATATCCTTATAGACCAAGGAACTACATTTGAAACGGTTGTTACAGTGACGGATACAAATGGAGATGTTGTTAACTTAACTGGTTATACCGCAAATGCACAAATAAGAAAGCATCATACCTCATCCTCAGCCACAAAAACATTTACCATATCTAATGGTGGTACTAATGGACAGCTAACATTACAGTTGGATGCTGCAAATACAGCAGCTATAACTGAAGGTAGATATGTTTATGATGTAAAAGTCACATCTGGTAGTTCTGTTATATCAAGAGTTGTTGAAGGTTTGGTAACAGTTAACCCAAGTGTAACGAGGTAGTAATGGCATTAGGAACAAATAATACTATATTAACTAATCAAACAGCATTAGCTGTAAAGGTAGCACAAACAACTGGGTTAGGTAATTCACCAAGATTAGATAAATTAGATGATGTTAGAGAAGTAAGTAAAGCTAATAATAATATACTAGTGTATAATGCTGAAAGAGATTTATTTTTATTGCAAGAACCAGCAGCTGATGGAGGAACATTTTGAGTAGTACTACTAATGTAAGTGGGACATTATCTACTACTAGCTCAATTTCAACAAAAGTATTAAGCAGAAGAGCAGAATCAGTTGTAGGAAATGAAGATGTTAGTTTGACAAACATAGCTAACACCCATGTTTTAAGGTACAACAAAGCAGACGATACTTATAAAGCAGACACAAGACAATTAGATGGAGGAAGTTTTTAATGGCTGGTACAATTCAAATCAAAAGATCAGCAAATACTGCAACACCAAGTACTTTAGAATTTGGTGAAGTAGCATGGTCTTCAAATAGTCAAACGCTACATATTGGTAGAGAAGATGGTAATACATCTAATGTAGTAGCTATTGGAGGAGTAAGAACACCTGGTACATTAACAGCCAACCAGGCACTTGTTGCAAATTCAACATCCTCTATAAATGAAATAAAAGCAGCTAATGTATATTTTGATACATTTAAGCAAGCTGTCAATACAGAAGCCAATATAACAATGACAAGCACATCAACTGCAAATCTTTATAATGTAAATTTTAGAGGATCTCTTAAAGACAGTAACGGTAATAAACTAGAAATATATAATTCTAGTGGTACAAAGATTTGGGGATAACAAATGGCAACACCTAGTAGCAGAGCAACAATGAAAGAATATTGTCTACGTAGATTAGGCAAACCAGTAATTGAAATAAACATTGATGATGATCAAATGGATGATCGTATTGATGAAGCATTAATGTATTTTCAAGACTATCATTTTGATGGTGTAGAAACAACATGGCTAAAACATGAAATCACACAAACAGATAAAGATAATAATTACATTACTATTACTGATAGCAATACAATTGGGATTGTAGATATATTTGATATAGGAGATGCAACAAGTACAAATAATTTATTTAATGTTAGATATCAAATAGCATTAAATGATTTGTATGATTTATCAAGATATGATCTTGTACCTTATTTTATGAACTTTATGAATATTAGATTTATAGAAGAAATGTTAATTGGAAAACAACCAATAAGATATAACAGACATCAAAATAGATTGAGTGTTGACATGGATTGGGAAAAAGTAAATGTAGGGGATTACTTAATAGCTAAAGTATATAAGAAACTTGATCCAGATACATATACAGATGTATGGGGTGATAGATGGTTACAAAGATATATAACATGTTTATTTAAAGTACAATGGGGTTCAAATTTAACTAAATTTACAGGTATGCAATTACCTGGTGGTGTTCAATTCAATGGAGAACAAATACTGCAACAAGGTTTAGAAGAGAAGCAAAGATTAGAAGATGAAATGATTGCTAGCTACTCTCTACCCGTTCATGATCTGACTGGATAATTAAATGGCAAGAGGCACAAATCTGTATTTCAATCATTTTGGAAACACAGACGAACAAAATTTAATTAATGATTTGGCATACGAATCTATTAAAATGTATGGTATTGATGTTGGCTATATGGCAAAAACATATTCTGACACTGATGATATACTTAATGAAAGTAGTAAAGGTTACTTTGCTGCTCATAGTCAAGTTGTAATGTATATTAAAAACGTAGATGGTTTTGAAGGTGAAGGAGATTTTTTAAGTAAATTTGGTGTAGAAATTAGAGATAGAATTACATTCTCTGTTGCTCGTCGTGAGTTTGCTGAAACAATAGAAGCAGATCAATCAATATCAAGACCAAGAGAAGGTGATTTAATTTATCTTCCATTAAATAAAAAAATATTTGAAATAAAATTTGTAGAGCATGAGCCAGTATTTTATCAAATGGGTTCATTACAATTCTATGATATTACTTGCGAATTGTTTGAGTATGCTGGTGAAAGAATGAATACTGGATTTAGTGAAGTTGATACTATAATGGATACACATAGTACTGATATATTTGTAGACACTCAACTATTATTACAAGATGGCATAACACCTTTATTTACAGAAGAAGGTAATAGAATATTATCAGAAGCTGAAGATAGAAGTGATGCAAGCTCAGAATCAGATAGAGACTTTGATACAATAACAGATTCTGATAACATACAATTAGAAACAGATGCAGATGCAATTATAGACTTTAGTGATTCTGATCCATTTAGTGAAGGTGGTACTTTCTAATGTTTGGTCACGATTTTCAACATAATCATTTACGTAAGTATGTAATAGTATTTGGTACTTTATTTAATGATCTGATTGTACAAAGAAAAGATTCAGCTGGTAACATAATACAAAATATAAAAGTACCATTAGCATACGGTCCTAGAGAAAAAGCATTAGCTAGATTAGAACAAGATCCTGATCTTAATAGAAAAGTAGCTATAACTTTACCACGTATGTCATTTGAAATGACTTCTTATAATTATGCTCCTGAAAGAAAATTAAATAAAATTCATAGAAATGTTTCTGCATACACAGATGATAAAAAGAAATTATATAATGCATATAGTCCTGTACCATATGATATAGGTTTTGAATTAAATATTATGACAAAAGCTGCAGAAGATTCTACAAGATTGATAGAACAAATATTACCATTCTTTACACCTGAATGGTCTGTTACTATGAATTTAATTCCAGAGATGAATTGGAAACAAGATATACCTATTGTACTTAATAGTGTGAGTGCATCAGATACGTATGAAGCAGATTTTGAAACTAGAAGAGCTTTAATACATACATTAAACTTTACATTGAAAGGTTACTTCTGGGGTCCTGTTAGAAAAACAGGTGTTATTAAACTTGCTAATGTTATGACACACGTTGATACTTCAACAATATATGCAAACTCTCATCCAGCTAATACAGTAGTTGCAAATGTTAATGTAACAAATTCCTCATCAGCTGGATATTATTTACATAGTAGAACAACAACTACACCTGGTTTATTAGCAAATGGAAGTCCAACATCAAATGCGTCATTATCAGTTGGCATAGATAGTATAGATGAAGATGATAATTACGGATATATACATGATTTTGAGGAATGGTTCAGTGCAAACACATCAGCATAAAGAAGATAAAATAGCAAAGTCTTTAGATATAACTCCAGCTGTAAATGAAAAGAAAGAAGTTACAGTTGTTGAGCCACCTAAAGATGATCAATCTCAAAGAGATTTAGATTACTCAAGAGAGAATTTATATCACTTAGTTGAAAGAGGTAGAGATGCTTTAGAAGGTATATTAGATTTAGCACAACAAAGTCAGTCACCTAGAGCTTATGAAGTTGCAGGACAGCTAATAAAAACTGTAACGGACACTAATAGAGATTTGATTGATCTACAAAAGAAAGCAAAAGATTTGTTTAAAGATGATAATGTAGATTCTAAAACAATTAACAATAATTTATTTGTTGGTAACACATCAGAGTTAACTAAACTATTAGGAGGTACAGCAAGAGATGTACCATCAGGAAAGAAAAAATTATGATAGATCAAGCATCAATGGATCTCACGCTATTCTTAGTACCTTGGATAGCTTTACTATTATCACTCGTAGCTACGTTATGGTTAAAAGAATGGGTAACTTCATTAGTTAAAGGTATGAAGTTTAGAATGAACAAAGCATTCAATGAGAGTGATCATGTTATATTAGATGGTAAGCCTGCTGTTATAGTTAAAGTAGGAATAACAGAAACAGTGTTTGGTGTATATTCAGATGCAGGTTATGTATGGAGATATGTTCCTAATACTAAAATAGAAAATTTAAAACTAGAAAAAATTATTAATCCTGAGTTACATCTTGACTCTCCTGAAGAAAAAGCTAAAAAAATTCAAGAGTTAATAGATCTAAATCAAGATAATATGATAGCAGCAAATAAAAAAGCAATAGATCAAATCAAGAATGGAAAAAAATAATGTATGAATATAGAGTAGAAGTACTGAAAGTAATAGATGGTGACACAGTTGATGTTGACATAGACTTAGGTTTTGGTGTATGGTTAAAGAATGAAAGAGTAAGATTATATGGTATTGATACTCCAGAAAGTCGTACTAGAGATTTAGAAGAAAAGAAATTTGGTCTTGCTGCAAAAGAAAGATTAAAAAAATTATTAAAAGATGATGTATATCTTCGTACTATGGTTGGCAGAGGTGGAGAAGATATGAAAGGTAAGTTTGGTAGAATCTTAGGTGATTTTGTAGCACAGTACGAACAAGGAAACGGTTGGCATCAAATGACTGCTACAGAAATATTAATTAAAGAAGGACATGCTGTAGCCTATCATGGTCAAAGTAAAGATGATATACAAGAAGCACATATGAAAAATAGAACAAAGTTATTGGAAGAAGGTATTGTTACGTAAAGATCAAATATATCTTGGTAATCCTAGACTAAAAAAAGCTAATGTAAAAATTGAATACACAAAAGAGCAGATTAAAGAATTAGCAAAATGCTCAAAAGATATTTTATATTTTTGTAATAAGTATATGAAAATAGTAAATGTAGATGAAGGTTTAATTAACTTTAAAACATATGATTTCCAAGACAATATAATAAGAAGTGTACAGGATAATAGGTTTACTATATGTAAGATGCCTAGACAGTCTGGCAAGACTACTGTTATGACAGCTCTTATATTACACTTTGCATTATTCAATGAGTCATTCAATGTAGCAGTATTAGCTAATAAAGCTGCAACTGCTAGAGAAATATTACATAGAATACAATTAGGTTTTGAATACTTACCACATTGGATGCAACAAGGTATAGTGGAATGGAATAAAGGTAATGTAGAATTAGAAAATGGTTCTAAAATATTAGCTGGTGCAACATCATCTGGTTCTGTTCGTGGTGGTTCTTTTAACTTAATATACTTAGATGAGTTTGCATTTGTACCCGCACATCAACAAGAAGAATTCTTTGCATCAACTTATCCTACAATATCATCTGGTAATACTACAAGAGTTATGATTACTTCTACACCTAGAGGTATGAATTTATTTTATAAAATATGGACAGATGCTGTAGAACTTAGAAGTGAGTATGAAGCTATTGAAGTACATTGGTCTGATGTACCAGGTAGAGATGAGGCCTGGAAAAAACAAACGATACAAAATACAAGTGAAGAACAATTTAGAGTAGAGTTTGAATGTGAATTTTTAGGTTCATCTAATACACTTATACATCCCACTAAGTTAGGAGCACTAGTATTTCATGAACCAATATTCAAATCAGATCAAGTAAAAGTTTTTGAAGAGCCTAGGCCAAACCATGTATATGCTATATGTGTAGATACATCAAGAGGTATAGGTAATGATTATTCTGCATTTGTAGTTATTGATTGCAGTGTTATACCATATAAAGTTGTATGTACTTATAGAAGTAATATTATAGCTCCTATGTTATATCCTAATAAAATATATGAAGTTGGTAAAAAATATAACAATGCATACTGTCTTGTAGAAATAAATGACATAGGTCAGCAAGTAGCAGACATATTACATCATGATCTTGAATATGAATTTATAATGACAGCACAGTGGAGAGGTAGAGCAGGACAGATAGTTAATGCTGGCTTTGGTGGTGGTCAACAACAAATGGGTGTACGAACTACTAAACAATTAAAAAGAGTTGGTTGTGCTACATTAAAAACTATTATAGAGAATGATAAGTTAGAAATAAATGACTTTGATATTCTACAAGAACTTACAGCTTTTTCTGTAAAGGGTAATAGTTATGAAGCAGAAGAAGGATATAATGATGACTTAGTAATGTGTTTAGTATTATTTGCATGGTTATCTAATCAAGAATATTTCAAAGAGTTAACAGATATAGACATAAGAAAGAACTTACATAATAAAAATGAACAAGCAATTGAAGATGATGTATTACCATTTGGTTTTATTAATGATGGAACTGGTGGTAGTGTAGCAGAGAAAGATGAGTTTGGTGCAGATACATTATTGACACATGCGGAGTGGGATGTAGATGATACACAAGGAATCTTTTAAAGCATATAAACTAGACCTTCCACCTTTAGAACATTCTATAAAAAGAAAAATGAAGATGTGGGCAAATCTATGGGCATTAGATGAGCCTTTAACATTTGAAGAACATGCACAAGCAGATAAATGTATTGCAGATAGTTTAGGAGCTAAACCAAAAACACAACAAGAACACAATAAATCAGTTGGTGATGTTGGTAGAAAGATGGAGCAAGCATATAGAAAAACTGATTATATAAACGATTTTAATAATGGTTTAGTTAATTGTGTGGCTCATAATTTTGATCCTTATGATGAAATAACACCAGAGTTAGATGCTTATAGTGAAATATTTGGTGAACCAATTGTACCTATTATAGGTGTTATGCGTAATAAGACAGATAGATTGGCATCTTTTCCACCACATTATGATAAAGTAAAAGCAGCAAGTGTTAATATAATATTAGAACTAGGTGGTAGCAATGTGCAAACTATTTTCTATGAAGATGTGCGTACTGAAAATTTTGAAGATCCTTTTATAAAAAAAGTATCTGACTGTATACCAATAGCAAAATATAAATTTGAGAAAGAACAATGGCATTTGTTTAATACACAACGATTACATTCAGTAGAGAATATAGAAACTAGGAGAGTTACTGTATCATTGATGCCAGAATCAGCTCCTACAATAGAAGAATTTTTAAATAAGTACAATTATCTTATAAAAGATGCATTATAAGTTTTTTCGTGAACCCATGGTTTTTATAAATAAATACAAGCCCAAATTACAAGCACCACTAAAGGTCATATAAGGAGAAACAAGACATGGGATTTCAAGTTAGTCCAGGCGTAAACGTCTCCGAAGTAGATCTGACAGGCATTATACCTGCAGTTTCTACCACAGAAGGCGCCCTAGCTGGTTGGTTTAGATGGGGACCCGCTGAAGAGCGAAGCCTAATATCTTCTGAAGAAGAGTTAGCGAGTACCTTTGGTGAGCCAGATTCAACCAACTTCGTAACATTTTTCACAGCTGCAAACTTTTTATCATATGGTAATAAGTTATATGTAGCAAGAGCAATACCATCTGATGCAATTAATTCAACTGTATTGCAAAACCAATCAACAACTGCAAACAATGAAGTAGCAACACAAACAGATTTAATTAAAAATTCAGAACATCACGATGGTTTAACATTATCATCTTCAGCATCATTATCAGCTTTCATAGCAAAGTATCCAGGATCATTAGGTAATAGTTTAAAAATTAGTGTATGTGATAGTCCATTAGCATTTGAAAGCACATTTACTGGTCAAACAAACAGTTCAATGGATGTTGCTGGATCCAATAATGGCTTTGTAGCAACTATGTCTGTTGGTAGTAATACATTACTATTCAGTCAATCAGGTACTGAGTCAGGAGATAGTACTGGTCAGACATCACATGCTATAAGAGTTGGTGCTAATTTATCTATGACTACTGCACAAACAGTATTTACAGTTGGAGATACAGTACGTCTAGGTAATAGTACTATCGGATATCAAACAGCTAAGATTGTAGCAAAGAGTGCTGTACAAGCTGGAGCTACTCTTTCAGGTGGAACTACAACATTCTTAGCTAACGTATCATTTACATTAGATCAAAAATACAGATTATCATCAGACCTTAGTGCAAACAGTACTGTAGGAGATAGTATTAATTCAGGTGGAGTTACACGTTTCTGGGAATACAGAGACAATGTTGATAAAGCCCCAGGTCAAACTGACTGGTCAAACAACGTAGCAAACAATACTGCTAATGATGAATTACATATAGTAATATCTGATGAAGATGGAGACATCACAGGTGTTAAAGATAACATTTTAGAAGTATGGGAAGGTCTATCAAGAGCTTCTGATGCTAAGAACGAAAGTGGTGAATCCATATACTACAAAGATGTTATAGATAACCAATCTAATTGGGTATGGGTAGGCGGAACAGATATTAGAGCAACTTCTAATGTTAACACTGCTGCAGAAACATATTCAAATACAGGTGCAAACTTAAACAATTATGTTAACTCTGTAATACCATTTACATCTTCCTTCCAAGTTGGTTCAGATGGAACTAATCCAAATGAAACTTCAATTGCAATAGGACAATTATCATCAGCTGTTGACTTATTCAAGAGTCCAGAGGATGTTGATGTATCATTAATACTAGCTGGTTTATCCAGAGGTGGTACTAATGGTGAACAATGGCCAAATTATCTTATTGATAATATTGCTGATATTAGAAAAGATTGTGTAGTGTTCTGCTCACCTGAAAAGGCTGATGTAGTAAACAATACTGGTGGAGAATTTAATGACGTAGCAACTTTTGCAGATTCTTTAACACCAAGTTCATATGCAGTAATGGATAGTGGATGGAAATATCAATACGATAAGTACAATGATGTATACAGATATATCCCACTTAATGGTGATATAGCTGGTCTTTGTGTAAGAACAGATGATGTAAGAGATCCTTGGTTCAGTCCTGCAGGATATAATAGAGGTGTAATTAAAAATGTAATTAAACTTCCATACAATCCTGATAAAGCTGACAGAGATCATCTCTACAAGAATAAAGTAAATCCTGTTATTACTCAACCTGGTCAAGGAACATTATTGTTTGGAGATAAAACATTATTGGCTAAACCAAGTGCATTTGATAGAATTAATGTAAGAAGATTATTCATTGTTCTAGAAAAAGCAATAGCAACAGCAGCCAAGTACACTCTATTTGAATTCAATGATGAGTTCACTAGAGCACAATTCCGTAACATGGTAGAACCATTCTTACGAGATGTACAAGGTAGAAGAGGTATATTTGACTTTAGAGTTGTATGTGACGAAACAAACAACACTGGAGAAGTAATTGATGCTAACAGGTTCGTAGGAGATATCTACATTAAACCTGCCAGAGCAATTAACTTCATACAGTTAAACTTTGTAGCGGTTCGTACAGGAGTTGAATTCTCTGAAGTTGTTGGTCAATTCTAAGATAAATAGTTAGGTAAAAGGAGAAAGCATAATGGCTTTTAATATAAACGAAATAAAATCCCAACTAGCTCTTGGAGGCGCACGTCCATCCCTGTTCCAGGTGACATTGACTAACCCTGTAAACGCAGCTGCGGATTTAAAATTTCCATTCATGTGTAGAGCAGCGCAAATGCCTGCTTCTACACTAGGAACAATCGAGGTACCATACTTCGGTCGTAAAGTAAAAATTGCTGGAGACAGAACTTTTGCTGAGTGGACAGTTACTTGTATGAATGATGAAGATATGATTATTAGAAACTCTATGGAAGAGTGGTCTAATAACATTAATTCACATTTAGGTAACTTACGTTCATTTGGAACATCAAGTCCTACTCTCTACAAAGCAAACGCAACAGTGACCCATTTTGGGAAAACTGGTCTTCCGTTGAGAAATTATACATTTAATGGGATATTTCCTACGGAAGTAAGCCCTATTGACTTAGACTGGAATACAACAGATACTTTAGAAGAGTTTACTGTTACATTCCAATATGACTATTGGGAGGTTGGTGGCGTTACCGGTAATGCTGGTGGCACATAAATATAAAATGAAAATATAAAGGTGAAATTAATATGGCGGAATTATTTGGGTTTGAGTTTAAAAGAAAAGGTGTAAAGACAGAAGAAGATATAGGTTCTTTTGCACCAAAGATAGATGACGAAGGTGCTATAACAGTCGCAGAAGGCGGTGCTTATGGTACCTACGTTGATCTTGAAGGCTCAACCAGGACCGAATCAGAACTCATAACAAGATACAGACGTATGGCTTTACAGCCAGAGTGTGAACTTGCCATTGATGATATAGTCAATGAGACTATTGTCTATGGAGAAGAGCATAAGATTTGTGAAGTGAATTTGGATAGCTTAGAAGGTAGTCCAAAACTTAAACAACTTATACGTGAAGAATTTGATAACACATTAAGACTATTAGATTTCAATAGTAAAGGATATGAAATCTTTAGACATTGGTATATTGATGGTAGATTATACTATCATGTAGTAGTAGATAGAGACAATACAGAAGATGGTGTTAGAGAATTACGTTACATAGATCCAAGAAAAATTAAAAAGATAAGAACAGTTCAAAAGCAAAGGATTGGAAATGCTTCTGCTCAATCAGGACCAGGTGCTGTAACAATCCAGAAAACAAAAGAAGAATATTTTATCTATAATGAAAAAGGATTCACAGGTTATCCTGGTGGATCTCCTACCGCTGCTGCTGGTGAGCAAGGTGTTAAGATAGCAAGAGATTCAGTTATTAATGTGACATCAGGTATGATGTCTGAAGATAATAGAATAGTGTTGTCACATCTACACAAAGCAATCAAACCATTAAATCAATTACGTATCTTAGAAGATGCAACTGTGATATACAGAATATCAAGAGCACCTGAAAGAAGAGTGTTCTATATTGATGTAGGTAATCTTCCTAAGATGAAAGCAGAACAGTATCTAAGAGATATGATGGTAAAGCATAAAAATAGATTAGTCTATGATGCTGGTACTGGAGAAGTAAGAGACGATCGTAAGTTCATGACAATGTTAGAAGACTATTGGTTACCTAGAAGAGAAGGTGGTAGAGGTACAGAGATATCATCTTTAGGTGGTGGTCAAAACTTGGGTGAGCTAGAAGACGTACTATACTTCCAAAAGAAATTATACAGATCATTAAATGTTCCTGTATCAAGATTAGAATCAGAAACTGGTTTCCAACTTGGTAGAAGTACAGAGATAAGTAGAGATGAATTAAAATTCCAAAAGTTTATTGGTAGAACTCGTAATAGATTCTCAATATTATTTGATAAAGTTATGGAGAAACAATTAGTACTTAAAGGTATTATGACTTTAGAAGAATATGCAGAAGCTAAAGAGTTTATTAGATACGACTTTATGGAAGATAATCACTTCTCTGAACTTAAAGAAATGGAAATTCAAACAGAGAGAATTAACGCCCTAAATAATGTTGACCCATTTATTGGTAGATACTTTTCACAAAAATGGGCTAAGAAGAATATTTTAAGAATGACAGATGAGCAAATAGAACAAATGGATGCTGAAATAGCAGAGGAACAAGAAGATGGAACAATCCATCAAGACCTTGAGCCTGCTGGTAAAGAAGCACAGCCAGATGAACCAATGGACGATCAACCTCCTGAGGAAGAACCGCCAGCTCAAGAATTATAAATATATATACGTAAGGATATTATTATGCCAGAAAACAATAGTGACGAAATGATTAAGTTTGCAGCCACAGGTAAACCAGCAAAATTTGGAGACGCCTTTGGCGATCTAATGAAAGATAAAGTAAATGCTGGCGTGGAAGCTATTAGAGCAAAAGTCGCAGCTAAGCTAGCAGGATTGGATCCAACAGGAGAAGTTGGTGATGGTGCTGAAGAAGGTGGTAATAAAGACAGTATACCTGATGAAGATACTGAAATGGAATTAACACCTGAAGAAGAAAAAGAGCTTGATGCTGATGATGCAACAGAAGCCACAGGAGAAACAACAGATGAAAACTCTGAAACAAATAGTTAAAGAATCAGATTTTGCAAATCCAAAGTCACCTGGTGACAAGGCTTTTGTAGACAAACACGTAATTCAAAAAACTGATTATCCTCATACACCAAAAAATGGTTCTAATGATGATATTTTTTCTGGTAAAAAACAGAAGAGAAAAAAGAAAAGAACAGATCACGAAGACGAAAAAGCAGTATACGAAATGTCTGATTCACAAATGAAAAGAAAAGAAGAAATTGTTAAAGGCATGAAAAAGAATACACATGACTTTATTAAAAGATATGGTAAAGATGCAGAAAGTGTTATGCATGCCACTGCTACTAAACAAGCACAGTCTGAAGATACAGTTTTAGAAAGTATTATAAATGCTACAGAAGATAGAATTGTAACTGTAGAGAATAAAGAATTCAAACTTACATTAGAAGATGCACAAGCATTAAAAAAAATATATGAAAGTTTAAATGACGAAAACAAAAAAGAGTTTGAAAATAAACTCTTAACAAAATTTGGAACGCAACAACTAATTAGTTTTGCATCACAGTGGGGAGAATAAGTAAATGGCTAGTCAGATATTATCAAATCATTTAGCTCCAGGTGGTGGTAAAGTAGTAGTACTTTATAAACCAGGTTCTGCATCTGTAGTTAATCTTGCATTGTCAGGTTTAGCAGCAACTGGAGAAACAGTATCTGAGGCAGCAATATCACGTATATTTTATACTGGTTCAGGACAATTAAAAATAGCTAGGAATACAACAAACGTATTCATATCTGGTGATACAGACGATTCATTTGATTTTGATTTCAAAGCAGCTGGTTGTTTGTTAAGTGCCAATAGTGATCAAGCAATAAATGTTACATTTGCTGATGCAAACAGTACTGCAATTATCGAATTCCAAAAAACTTCAAATTATAGCTCAACAACATATTAGGAAAGACTAATGAAACTTATTACAGAGTTAAACGAAGAAGTAAAATATATCTTTGAAGAAGATGAAAAAACTAAAAAGAAAAATTACTTTATAGAAGGTATCTTCATGCAAGGAGATATTAAGAACCGTAATGGTAGAATGTATCCTAAAGAAGTACTTGCTAAAGAAGCAGCTCGTTACAATAAAGAATACATTCAAAAGAATAAAGCATATGGTGAGCTAGGACATCCACAAGGTCCTACAATTAATCTCGAGAGAGTATCACATATGATTAAAGAACTAAAACCTGATGGACCAAATTTTATTGGTAAAGCAAAAGTTCTTGATACACCTTATGGTAATATAGTAAAAAATTTAATAGACGAGGGAGCACAACTTGGTGTTAGTTCCAGAGGTATGGGAACATTAAAAGACAATCAAGGATCCCAAGAAGTACAATCAGATTTTATGTTATCAACAGCAGCTGATATAGTTGCAGACCCTTCCGCACCTCAAGCATTTGTTAATGGTGTAATGGAAGGAGTTGAGTGGGTTTATGATGCAGCTTCATCTTCATTCCGTAGTATGGAAGTGGTTGAAGATATTAAGAAAGTGGGAATAAAAGATGCGAAAAAATTAGAAGAACAGAAGGTCGCTATGTTCGAGAAGTTTTTACGTAACTTATAATAATTAAATTTTATAAATAATAGAATAATAGGATATTTAATCCGTTCTAGAACAATTAAGAGGAGTCCAATGATGGCCAAAGAAGAAATCAAACAGGTAGTCGAAGATGACGATCTGCTAGAGGCCAGCGAGGCTACTGACGAGAAACAACTTGACGAGTTTAAAGCTGATGCTTCCGGTGGTGAAGGTGCATTGACATCCGTAATTAAGGGTGCAGAAGTTCCAGAACCAACAGGCACTGGCTCAACAGCTCGAGGTGCTGACAAAAAACAAGGAGATTCTATGAATGCTCCCGTTGCAGCAACAAAAGCGTCAGTATCTAAAGCTAGCTTAATCTCGCAAGTCATGGGCAAGATGAATTCAATGACAAAAGACTCATTGCAAAAACTTGCAGGGGAAGTAGATACGTATGGTAAAAATAAACTACCAGCATCTAAACCTCAATCCCATGGTAAAGATTCAATGCCCAAATTGGCAGCAGGTAAAGTTACACAGCAAGAAGCTATAGATGCTACTGCTGAGATCTTTGCTGGAGAGGAGCTATCAGAAGACATGACTTCTAAAGCTCAAACAATTTTTGAAGCAACAGTAAATGCTAAGTTAATTGAGCTGTCCAATCATATGCATGAAGAGTATAACAAAAAACTTGATGAAAGCAAAGAAAGTTTTCAGAAAGATTTAACAGATAGAGTAGACGAGTATCTTGATTACGTCACTGAAGAGTGGATGAAAGAGAACGAAGTTGCAATTGAAAATGCACTTAAAGTCGAAGTTGCTGAAACATTCATGGATGGTATCAAAACTCTGTTTAAGGAAAACTATATCAGTGTTCCAGAAGACAAAGTTGATGTTGTTGCTGAATTAGAAAAGCAAAAATTAGAACTTGAAGGAAAGTTAGAAGAACAAACTCAAGCTACTATAGATGCTAAGAAAGTTTCTGAAGGATTAGAAGCATTCAAAGTATTTGCAGAAGCATGTGAAGGTCTAACCATCACACAAAAAGATAAGTTAACAAAACTTTCAGAAGGAATAGAATATGCTGATCAAGCTGATTATAAAAATAAGATTGATCAATTAAAAGAACATTACTTCACAAATAAGAAAGCCATTACTGAAGCAGAAGATCTTAATAGTGACCCTGTAGATGTAGATGCAGAGGCACCAGCTAAAGAGTCTGGTCCAATGAGTGTATATTCACAGGCGATCTCAAGAAGTATTCGTAAATAATAAACAAAGACCCAAGGAGGGAAACCAAATGCAATTAACTGAAGAGCTACAAAATAAGTGGCAGCCCATACTTGAGCATTCAGATCTTCCAGAAATTAAAGATCCTCACAAGCGTCAAGTAACTGCAGCTTTATTAGAAAACACTGAGCTATCTCTAAAAGAGCAAGCACAGTTTGCACCTCAGAGCTTATTAGAAACATCACCTACAAATGCAATGGGTGCATCAAGTTCTACAGCTTCTGACGGAGCAATAGACATATACGATCCAGTTTTAATATCTCTTGTAAGAAGAGCTATGCCAAACTTGGTAGCATATGACATCATGGGCGTACAGCCAATGACAGGTCCAACTGGACTTATCTTTGCAATGCGTTCAAGATACACATCACAATCAGGTACAGAAGCATTCTACAACGAAGCAAATACAGCTCATGCTGTATCAGCAGTTGTAACTGAAGCAGCCGCTACTGTCGGTAAATCTGACGGTAACTTAGGAGATTCTCCTGCTGACGGTTACTTAAACTCATCTGCATCTAATGTAGAACTTTACAACTTTATGTCAGGTATGACAACAGCTCAAGCTGAAGCAGCTGAAGCACAGACTACAAACACAATACCTGAAATGGCATTTAGTATAGAAAAGATTTCTGTAACAGCATTATCACGTGCTCTAAAAGCTGAGTACACAATGGAATTAGCACAAGACCTTAAAGCTATCCATGGCTTAGATGCAGAAACAGAATTAGCTAACATCCTTTCAACTGAAATTTTAGCTGAAATCAACAGAGAATTAGTAAGAACTGTTGGTGTTGTAGCTAAAGTTGGAGCACAGGAAGGCACAACTACTGCTGGTAAATTTGACCTTGACACCGACTCAAACGGTCGTTGGATGGTTGAAAAGTTCAAAGGCTTAATGTTTGCAATCGAAAGAGAAGCGAACGCGATAGCAAAAGGCACAAGGCGTGGTAAAGGTAACATAGTTATTTGTAGATCTGATGTTGCATCAGCATTACAAATGGCAGGTGTCCTAGACTACACACCAGCGCTTAACTCTAACAATCTAAATGTAGATGACACAGGATCAACCTTCGCAGGTGTTCTTAATGGTCGTATCAAAGTATATGTAGATCCATATGCTGGTGATAACTATATGACAGTTGGTTACAAAGGCTCAAGTGCTTTTGATGCTGGACTGTTCTATTGTCCATATGTGCCATTACAGATGGTAAGAGCAGTTGGAGAGGATTCTTTCCAACCAAAAATTGGATTTAAAACACGTTATGGCGTAGTAGAAAATCCATTTGCTAGAGGTACTGCTGCAGTAGCAGCTGCTGGAACAATCGTTAAAGATCTTAACGAGTACTACAGAAAAGTAGTTGTTAACAATCTTATGTAAGATTGGCTTAGCAATAGCAAATTAGAAAGGGGCTCTTAGGAGCCCCTTTTTTTTGACATAAATACTATCATGGCAATATTAGATACACAACCAACGAACCCTCAGTTCTTATCACCAGTAGGTTTCAATTTTCAAATAAGAAAGTTACCTAATGTGAATTACTTTGCGCAATCAGTAAACATACCTGGTGTGCAAGTAGGTAATGCAGAACTACCAACACAATTTAAAAAAGTACCTATACCAGGTGATGAAATGACACTTGGAGATTTATCTGTAACATTTAAAGTAGATGAAGATATGAAAAATTATATTGAATTGTTTAATTGGTTACAATACATATCATTTCCAGAAAGTTTCAATCAATCCAAACAAGTATATAATAAAGATGGTATGGGTGGACTTACAGGATTAAGAAACGTACAAAGAACAGGACGTTCGTTAGGTGAGGGATCTATTAGTGATGCTACAATAACAGTATTGAATAGTGCATCTAAACCAAATTTATCAATAACACTTCAAGATTGTTTTCCAACATCTCTAACAGATATAGTATTTGATACAAGAAATACAGATATAGATTATGTAGAAGCTACAGCAACATTTAGAGTTAACTTTTTTAGAATAGACAGTATAACATCTGCAGGTAATAGTAATACATCAGTACAAATAAATGGTTGACCTACATATAGTAATCTAGTATATTATATTCTGGAGGCACAATGAATATATTTGTATTAGATAGAGACCCTAAGACTGCTGCATACATGATGTGTGATAAGCATATAGTTAAAATGATATTAGAATCAGCACAAATGTTATCTGCTGTATTAGATCATCAATATAAAGATGAACACAAAGGTGGTAATGGACCAGTGATTGAACAATTTGGCCTACCAGGCTATCCAAAAGCTCATGCAAAACATCCTTGCACTTTATGGGCTAGAGCATCTAAACAAAACGCTATGTGGTTAGTAAGACATATGAGAGCTTTGTGTTATGAGTATACAGCTCGCTATGGCAAGACACATAAACAAGAAGGACTTGTTTCAGTATATGAAGCACAGTTACAGTATTGTGAATTTGAACAACCATGTAGAACAGAATTTGTACAGGCAATAACTAATACAGAACTTCATAGAGATGATCCTGTAGAAGCATACAGAGAGTACTACAGAAAAGAGAAAGCTCATTTCTGTACTTGGAAACATGGTGATGTACCAGAATGGTGTGATGGCTGCTATGCCATTAGATGAGTTATTTGATA